CCAAATTCTTTCCAGCGAGACATTGGCTTGATCTCATCAATCACGAACGACAAAGGATGAGCTGAATCGCTTGGCTCATCATAGTGAATAGGCCCGAGCTTGCCGTGGCATATTCCACACGGAGCATCCATGGCCTTGAACCTCCCCCGGTGTTTTCTCCTGAGGTTCCCATTCTGATAGCGTGGGTTTATTTTTTTCTTGATCCCCTCGGCCATAATCTCCGTTCGTTCGTATACCCCCTCCGGTCTAATTTCAGGCATAAGAAAAGCACCCGCCAATTATGGAGAGTGCTTCACCAGCCTGAGTATTGTGGTAAGAGGTTATTTTATGAGATGACGATTGATTACACTTTTAACCAATACCAATTTTACCACTTGACTTTCCTCATGTCAACTATATGTTGTATGGTTCACATATTTACCTACCACATCGTGATTAGATGAAGTTCTGCCAGATGCTGCGCCCGATCAGGATGCATCGATAAGCGCTCACCTACCTCAAGAGTTCTGCCCAGTTCAATGTCAGTGTATCTGCAGATGACAGTGACAGGGACCATATCATCAGGCTTGTATGTATGCTTCGGCTTTGTCTTGCCGAGAAGCTTGCGCCATTGTCCTATGATCTTATCCACATCGTACTCATATGTGAATGACGGTACCTGCAGCAGGCGCTTCACATCGAAGTCCATATCGAATGGAATGATGTATCCGTTAACACCATCTTCTATGCCCATATCCTTTGTGCTCTCAAAGGGTGTCACAATGACAGGCTTGTTGATGGTCAGTGCTTCCAGCAGAGTATAGCTGAATGCTTCACTGTCTGATAGCTGCACTACATAATCAGCCTTCTGGATGAAGTCTTGCACATTGTCGGTCATGCCCAGGTTATAGAACCCTGTCGGAGCATTGCGCAGCTGTCCTTCAGAGAAGTTCAACCAGATGAACGGTATGCCAGCTTCATGGAGCATAGAGCATAGCTTACGCATACGGTATTCATAATTGCCCTTATCAGGAGCCGGCATTCTGGTAGCGGACATGAGCATCAGTGTCTGCTTCGGCTCAGCATCTATCAGATTGTGGATAACTATTGCATCTTTGGCTTCAGCATCAAAACTTCTGCGGGATGTCTCTGATACCGTCACGATATGGTCCGAGTCTTGCGGTATATGCCATGCAGCATTCGTTCTGCAGGCGTGACACATTTGAATTGATCTCTTGTAGATGATGTTGTTCGGTTTGGTGTCGAGGATCCGGAGCATGATGAGCGTGTCGCATGATATCACGGTGCTGGTATTCCTCTTGATGGTCCTGATATACTTCCGAACCTTAACAAGAAGCGATTCGGGACAGTTATCCACAACCAGTGCTATATCGTAGAACTCATGCATAATCTTCGCGAAGTTGAAGATGAAAGTCTCTATTCCGCCTATGACATTGAGCTGACGGATGTATAACACTACCTGAGTCTGATATGGTACCTCTATGATCTCGGCATTGTTGTACGGCTCACCCTTTAAGAAGTGAGTCCACATTCTAACCGGAAGTGATACTTGAGCATAGCGCCTCACCTCAGGCATGTCGCATTGCTTTGTCAAAAGCCATACCTCATTGTAGACATCATCAGCCTTGATCTGTTCAAATTCGTCTATCATATTTGCGCGGAAGTGCTCATAGTAGTAGATCACCCGCTTTGTCTTACATAATCCCATCTTGAACTTTTTGACATTGCTGCCTTCCGTCTCTGTCCGATAGAAGTACATATAGTCTGTTATGGCAGTGTGTACCTTGTCGCGCATCAGATCATCATCCAGATATCCGGCTCTTCTGGAGAAGTCTTCATCTTCCGCTGCATCTTTCACTGTTGAAAATCTCGTGGATCCAATGAATGACCGCTTGAAAACTCTTGTGCACACACTCGGATTCCATAAGCGGGATCTGATAGTCGGCAATTTACAGTCGAATTGTACGCCTGCTGCCGTCAGGCTCTTCCAGGAAATATCACATACATCGAATCCCTGATCTATCTTCCGGAGGATCTGTTCCACATAATCATCTGCGACCAGATCATCAGCATCTATGAATGTGATGTATTCTCCATGCGAATTATCGATGCCCTTGTTGCGCGCTGCACCTGCGCCCTGATTCTTCTGGCGGATAATAGTCAGCCATGAATGCTTTGACGTGAATGCAGGCTTTGAGCCATCATCTACCAGAATGACTTCAACATCAGGCGTGATCTGCCTCTTCAGACATGACAAGAGCTCATCAGTATATGCTCCGGCATTGTAGTATGGGATAATGATCGATAACTTCATTTCATAACCTCCAAAATTCGCTTGTAATCATCTTCGGAGTCGCAATCACATGTCCAGTCATTGATAATCGTGTAATTGGTGTAGTCTATTTCATTTATGGGAGTCCCTTTTATCACCTGCCATAATTCCCACATGATAGGCTTTCTTCTGAACTCTCCACGGCCCGCCATATCTCGGCATTTATCGATTGCCTTCCGGAAGAACTCCTGATCGCCTACTTTTACCGCGAAGGGTTCAGCCCATCGCTTGATATAGTCGCAGCTGAACGGCGGAGCTGAGGCAAAAAACTCAACAACCTCAGCCTGGGCATCAATTATGGTCTTTATCGCATTATCGGAAAATACGACATCCCCAAATATGTAGCATGTAGGCTCATTTGTGGGATAAAAGCCTTCTATCCAGTAACCGCCATATCCATAGGAATTGTGATGCGCCAAAACAGGTACTCCGAACTTGTCAAAACCCGATTTCTCGGTACTTATGGCAATATCATCAATGCCGTGTTCGCGCAGTTGCCTGATTGTCCGTGCGATCAGAGGTTCTCCCTTGATGATCTGCGTGTGTTTGGTATTTTCCCATCCGGAATATGTGCCACCGCACATAATGATGTATTTCATGCCTTATCCTCGTAGACTAATACCGGTCTGATTCTCGGCCTTCCATGAAGAGCTCTCTGTACGGTCTTTTCGCATACATTGAGCGCCATTGCGATGTCAATTCTTCTGTATCCTTCGCACCATTTCTGGTATGCCCATTCGCGTTCCTTCTGGGATAAGATTGTCTGCTTCCTCATTCTTGCGCTCCCTTCTTGTATTCCAGGATGATACCGTTTCCGACTTCATGCGCTGCAGCCTGGGCTTCTTCTTCGCTCTCGTAGCATCCGAAGTACCACAGTTCAACAAGCTTCTTGTCAAGGTTCCATACTCTACGTGCTACAATGTACCCACATTCGAGGTCTTTATCCACCATGTTATGTATATCAGCGGTTACTTGTACTACCATTGTTTTGCTCCTTCCTTTCGCAGTAAACATCTGCACATACACATCCGACTCTGTATTCCATCGGTGAACAGTCGCACCGAACTACTGATTCAAGTTGATACTTGCACCACCCTTGATGGACATTTTCGAGCTGGATGATTGTATGGTCGCAATTAAGGCATTTATCTGGAACTGTCATATCACACCAACCTATTCAGCGGGCAATTCTTGCAGATATCGCTCTCGCATAACTCTATGCCTTCAGCTTCCTCATCCCATAGATATGGCCACTTGCAATACTTGAAGCATATCTCTTCAACCGTCTCTTCCAGGATCTTCGCAATACTCTTCTCTATATTCGTCATCTTCCTCACCTTTCTCTGTCCAGAATGGGATATCATCAGGATCCCCGCATTCTCTTCGCATCTCATATCTGTACTCTTCATCTGTTAATGCTCCGCATTTCCAATCGCTGTATGCGCTCATGATTCAATCTCCTTTATGTGCTTGTCTATGATTGCCAACACCGACCGTTTTGCCTGTTTGAGTACATCTTCAACAACAGCGTCAACAGCTTTGTCGGGAGAATACTCGACCATTATTGAGCCATACTTATTTATCTCCTGCCGTATCTCCTGCAATACTCCCTTGTACTTTGCCAACATCACGCTATCGGTAATCATCTTTGAATAGATTTCAGTTGAAACAGGAATTATGTTGTTTTCGTCAGCAAAACGCTTAAATTCTGTGAATGTCATTCCTCATCCTCACTTTCCTGTGGCTCAACCATACGGCAACCGCAATTCGGGCAATAGATACTGCGCATATAATGAAAATCATAATCTGTCGGTGCATTTGTTTCACACTCCGAACAATATATGCCCTCATATATATTGCCCTTTATCCAATGCCCCGTCTTTGGCTCTGCTGACGGAATAGCCTTAATACTATCTTCGCATCTTGCATAAATTCCTCGTAATTCACAACAACCTCTGCTGACCGCTTCTAAAACAGCCTGTTCACTTATTAGTCTATCCATCTTCTTTCACTTTCTGCCTTGTACGGCTCTGGTAATGGCATCTATCACCGCCTGTCGGCTTATTAAATCATCTGTCATTCCGTATCACTCCCCTCTACCTCAATGCGTTCACATTTAGTTTTGCGGTATGGCATATCTATCGTTCCGACCTTTTTGTATTCAAGCGGTCTGATACACTTATATTTATCAACGCATATCCATTTGCCGTTTGAACCCTTATGTGATTCGTTTGGGTATTCTTTCCAACAAGTGCAATATGTCATTCCGTATCACTCCTTTCAACGCATTTCCAACGTGTTTCCAACGTGTTTGTGTGTTGGAATCATTCCACATCACTCCCCTTCCTTCAGCAACCCTATCAACAGGATTATGACTTTCAATAGTTCCTTATGATTAAGACTCTCGCTCACAAGATATGCCGTTGTGAGTACCTTTCTGTTATCACATTTGGTCATTTCACATCATCCCCTTCTTCCTCATCATCCGGCTCTGCGGAAACGATACGCTCTATCTCATCCAGACGGTCCTTGATCTTCTGATAAGTGCCATCGCTTACCATCATAGCTATTCCGTTCAGTGCTAACCCGATCTTAAATTTGTTCATCTTTGTCATAATCCCATACCTCACTTGATCTCTATGTGTCTGCCAACGTCGGCTGCCTTTTTCCATTTATAGCCATACGCCGTAGGTATTCCACCTGCACAGCACCTGTTTATATGTCTACGGTCAAATCCTAATTCACGTTCGATTTCCTTGCCTGACTTCCATACGGATATTAGTTTTCCGTCAAGATCAAGCTGGTAATACTCCCTTGATGTTCTTGCGATCCTTGTTCCATAATTGTTGTTATACTTTGCGGAACACCATTCAAGATTATCAACGTGGTTATTCTTTTTATTCTCGTCCTTATGATTAACTGCTTTGTAGTTGTTCGGATTTGGAATAAAAGCTTCAGCAACTAATCTATGCACCTTTTTGGTTGATTTATGATTATTTTTGGTTAAACATATCTGTGAATACCCAAACGAGCTGTTGCATAATCTCATATCTTTAGTGCGTCCCGTGTGATTGTAATTAATGGCTCTCACATTCCCGTAATTGCTGATTTGATATAACCCTTCATATCCACTTATATCTTTCCATTCTTCCATCAGCGCATATGCTCCTTTCTTATTTGACTTCTACGTGTCGCCCTCTGGGTTCCAGATGCGCCCAGTCACACTCATTCTCCTTAAGGAAAGCTCTGATCTTTTCGTTGTCCGGCTCAACCGTTACCTTCGTCATGTTGTCAGGGATTTTTCCATCAATGACCAATGGCTGCACTCCACCATTCTTCTTGATCTTGATCGTGAAGTCCCCTGCGGGCATCTGATCTACGCCGATCTCATCCATTGCATACATGAGAACATCTTTCATGCGCTTGATGGCATTCTTGCGACTATCCCGAAGTGCCTGATACCGCTTCACTATCTCATCTGCCTTTTTGGCTTCCATATCAAGCTTGCTTATCACGGCTACATAGCCACCGCTCTTTGTTTCGAGCTCTCCCTTGAGACTTTCAAGCGTATCGATGAAAGCTGCTTCTGCCTCTACCTCTTCGCTGGTTGCCATCTCATACAACTGCTGAAATTCACCTACAATGTCAAAAATACTGTTCATAATCTGCTTCTCCCTTCTTACCAGTCAAAATCATCTGAATATACGCGATCAATATCCTCTTTTACGGCTTCATACTTCCGGATGGTGTCGAGGATCCTCGTGATCTGACACATCAGCGCATAGAATAGTCCATCTATAGGAGCCTTCTTGAGCACTGCTCTCCATTCCTCTTTGTCCCAGCCTTCTGACTCTTCCACCAGACGCTTCACATTAGCGTCATTGATCTGCTTCCAGTTCTTATCCATCGTTATCTCCTTTCACTCTTCATATTTCCACTTGCGTTCTACTGCTTTGTTATGAGCCTGCTGCCAGTCTGTCTGATATGGCTTGTGGTAGAACTGCGTCCATGAAGATATGGTCGTATTCTTCAATGCTTCCTTCGACTCATCCCACGGAATCCATGTACGGCTCTTGATGCCGTTCTTCATGCGTTCATGTTCGCTTACTGTCCTGACTCTTTTTCCCTGGCTCATAACTCATCCTCTGCAAATACTTCGATTAGTGCATCCGCGATCATCTTCTGCAGCACGTAGTATGCATTCTTTGACATTCGCGGTCTTTTGGATCCATAACACAGAGCATCCCGCATCTGCGAAGTTCTCATATCTGTCCGGCACACATGATGAAGGCAGCGCTCCACTTTATCGATCCGTTCCTGGTACTCTTCAATTCTCATCGCCAGAATGAATGTCGTATCACTTGTCGCGGATGTCTGTATCTTGTCAGCTGAATACTGGATAGCCTGTCGTGCATCGGCCAGTGTATTCACGTATGACACCCATTCCGGATAATGCTTGATGTATGTCAGCATTGATTTTTCTTCGTATGTCAGTCTCATTTGCATTAACTCCCATATATGCGGTCCATATGCTTTTTGATTGTTTCCACATAATCATCAAGAAGACTTAAAGCATACATTCCAAGCATGTTGTTTTTATATCGCTCTCCCCACATCTCGGCATAAACGGCAAGTTGTTTGATGTATTCCTGGGCTTCCGATCTATCTGCTGGCAGCTCTCCCAGCGGGATCATTACACGATTTTTGAAATCATTGTCGATATATGCTTTTTTCTCTGATAGTGATAGATACATACGTCACCTCAATCTTGTTTTTCAAATATCTACCATTGATACCATTGATACCATTGATAAGCTATGCATCATCAATGGTGAATAAATATATATCAATGGTAGTAGTGTGTGTAATATTCCTTGTATTTATGCGGTTTGTGTAAGTTTCATCAATGGTTATCAATGGTGAATTTATACAAAAGGAACATCAATGCTTCTTCCAGGATAAATTTTGTAAATCCACGGTGCTGTGCCGTTCTTGATTTTCTCCACCAAAACACCGTCATAATCCATGAACAACCCTTGCATCTTGTTTAAAAAGCCACCAATTTCCTTGTTGCTCTCTCGAAGTCCGATTTTAAACTTCAAGGCTTCTTCAATCAGATCCCCAGCTCTGCCCTTCCACGGCTCTGCGTTACTGTCCAGATTTTCTGCTATACGAATAACAACTTCACGAATCTTGCTGTCAAGATAACTCCGTTCTCGTTCTTCTTTTTCTCTCTGGTCCTTATCCGTTACTTCTGCTTTGCTGACATATATCCATTGACATTTCGCATCATCAAACTTGATGTTATGCATCGTCTGGCGGACTTTACGCCCTGTGATGAACATCTTCGCTTCCGAATCTGTTCTTTTTTCTTTGCCCAGAACAATGACCGAATCCGCTGCTCCTGTTACACCGTTTGTGCCGGACACATTCGCCATATCATCATCGATATATCGCATCTTTGTAGTATGCGTAACAACTACTATTGCAATGTCCTTTTTTTCCGCGAACTCTTTCAGATCGCGCCCTGTTCGATAGTCTGTTTCGTATGCGCTCTCTGATTTGCCCTGTCGATATTTGATAAATTGCAAAGTATCAATAACCACAATCTTCACACCGGGAAACTCTTTGAGAAGTTCTTCAAGTTGAAGAAGAAAGCCTTCGTTCATTGGCATCACATTACTGAATACAAAGTGAAAATTCTTCGGAGCCTGTCTTCCGCCCAGAACGATGTTGAGTCGTTCTTGCTCAAAACTATCGCCATCTTCCAATGCGAGATATAATGTATCTGATTTTTTCGTTTCAAATCCGAGAAACGGCCGCCCTTCTGCTACTTTGAGACACATATCCAACATGAGCCACGATTTTCCTGTCTTTGGCGGGGCTGCGATAACTGTCTCGCCTTCAGGGATCATATCCTGCACTGCGTAGTATTTCTCATCGAACTCCTTTTGCTGAAGATCGTATGCAGATATGGCCGATAATTTAGGTAATCCTTTTTTGACTACTTCAATATCATCTGTTTTCTGAACAACAAGATATTGCTTGTGCTTCTTCCAGCCTTCCTCAATCGCCTGATCGAGTCCGTCATCCTTGTTGTCATATGCTCCTGGCTCTAACAATTCGCGGACATCTTGCCACATTTTGCCTCTGCAGCTGTTGTGATGACACTTGAAAGCAATAGCCCCGTTCGTGTATTTGAAGATTTTGCTATCTCCATCAACATGACTGTGATTGAATGGACATGATGCGAGTGGATATATCGTGCAATCTGTGCCGGATTCCGCTCTTAATGGCTCAAGGCCGTGCTCCATCATCCAATTCTCGATATCGAACTCTCCGGAAACGCTTGCAGCCCTTTTGGATGCTTTGGGAATTTCAGGCAATTCATTGGCCAGCGTCTGCAATAATTCGACGCCATTAGTCTCTATCTTTTGTGGCACATAGGTCAGAGTCGACATCCTGTGCGGGCGGTCTTTTGTGTTTGCGCCCTTCTGCGCCGTAGTCCCATACAATTTGCAGATCCTTGATTGGTTATGGTTTACGATATCGATCTTGACTATGCCGTTATTAAACATTGACGCAAGATTGGTTAAGCATCTCTCTATGAGGCTCTTGTTTTCATCTGTATTCGGCAGATCTATCTTGTATAGAAGATGATGCCCGTTTCCGCTCATTGCTCGAACAGGTTCATGAAAGCCGAGATTCTGCATATATTCGTAAACTTTATCTGATAGTTTTTCCGCCTCTGCCAATTCTTCGTCAGAGCTTGATATTTCAGCGAGTCGTTCGGGATCCAGATCGATGAACAACCATTCATAAGCATCAATCTCGTGATCGTGCGTAGTTGCATCAGTCTGCTTGAAGCAATCGTGTTGCTCTCTGGAATAGCAGGCCGTATTAACCTTGTTGATAGTTATATATATGTTTGTAGATCGTGGATCTATAGTGTCGAATTGTTGAATGAGAGTATCAGCATCCGTGAAGTATCCACTTATGATACGCTTTCTGTTTCCTTTGCCGATGATCCTGATTTCAAAAAGCTCATTATTTGGTTTGAATATGCCTATTGCCTTGCGGATCATAGGCTCATCGTAATAATGCATCCATTTCATGAATCCTTAACTCCTTCCTGTTCAGAGGCGGACACGGAGCTGACCTCCGCATCCTGCCCCCATATTGTTTAGAACGGTATCTCTTCATCCGTTCCTTCAGGAATATTCATGAAACTATCAGCTGCGGGCGTAGTGATAGTGTTATTAGTGCCTGCAAGGTACTTCTTCTCCGGAATGTTCTGGCTGTCTGCCTTCGCATCTTCACAGAACCATCTGATTCTTCTCCTGGTGCGAATCTCTCCGTTGTATTCCTCTTCAACCTCTCCATACACAACGCCGATTTTCTTGTTTTTGAACTGATTGACGAATTTATCGCCCCAATTCGTGGTGACTCCATTAGATCTCTCGAATGATGTTATGAAGCTCTTGAAACTTCTGGAACATTTGCCGTCAGCGTCTTCTGTCACGATGTACTGAACGCCCTGATAAGGCCATTTCTTGTCTGTTCTTGTATCATTCTCGAACTGCTCTTTGAAGTATCCTGACTGCGCATCATTTTTTGCGAAGTCGATTGCCACTACAACCATGTCTTTGCCAGTCGCGCTCTTCTGTTCCTTAACTGACACGATTACAGCATGATGCCCGCCTGTTATTATCGGAGTGAAATCTCCGCCGGCGCTAACATCATCAAAACTATTGGGTTTTTGCATAATTGTTTACCTCCTGCATAAGCAAATTAAGATTTCGGTTTTCACTGTAATGTTGGTGGAAGCTTTTTGGCTCATGGTCAAAAGGACCATTTTTTCTGCCCGCTTCCTGTCGCAATGGATTTTTTCCTCTGATTTTGGCACCATAGTATTCATCAAGAAATTCTTCAACCGTCAAGCCTCTGCTTTCAGCTTCAAAAAACAGTTCATAGCGCTTGTTCCTGACGAATAGGGTGAAATCATTCGGATCAATCACAGGATAGCTTCCATGCGATACGCAATCTTTGAAATATCGGTCAATATACTGTCTGGCCGTGTCCTGTGAACATAAGTTTGGCGCATCCAGCTCTTTACAAATGAAGCGGTCTTCTGCGTAGTACATCAAACACATTTTTGCCGTATGTTCCAGGGAAAATGTTTCCCAGTGGTTTGGCTCTCTTCCCTTCCAGAATTTCTGTTTGCACCAAACATTGTGGAACATCGTATGGTGTTTGCTGCACAATGTGACAACATCGGTCAAATGCTCATTTCCCAGATGGTTATAATTTATGTGATGCGTTTCATATCCTTCGCCATCGAGATTTCTATGACATATGACACATTGGTGATTATCAAATTCAAAACGAGCCCGGCGCACCTTCTTCCAATGTGGATGCTTTTGAATGTATTCGTTGTAGTCCATTCGGGATCCATCAGGAAGATAAGCAATTCCCATCGTCACCCCTCCCATCCATAGAACTCGCAGATAGTATCATCAACATCCTTAAGATTGTTGTCGATTTCAGCATCTCCAAACATTTCTTCGGGAGTTTTGGTGATGTCGTATCCATCTGTCGCCGTTCTAAAGAAGTGTTTGCCTTCATCTGACATACATCTGATGCAGATCGTCACCATACCCTCAAGACACACTTTGTTGTCGATAAGCTTGCCGATTGTCCTGATCTTTGTGTCTCCGGCATCATTGGTATCCTCATGGAGCATGATGTATACCCTGATACCTTCGGGCACTTCTTCTTTGATTCGCCTGACAAGGAAGTACATCTTATCGGCAATATCGTCATACATATCGAATGAAGCATTGCCCTTCTTGTTCCGGTGATTGTCCATGAAGTGATGTGTCATCAGGTATCCGGCATCATCAATCACCGCTATCTTGCAAGGCATTTTCTTGATCTGGTCGATAATCGTATCAACCGAATCTGTCCTGCATCTGTACTTGAATGAGTTCTTGAATGGCAGCTCTTTACCTTCGATGTTGATGAAAAGGATTTCATCTTCTCCGAAGAACTTCAGTGATCTGCTTTTGCCGGATCCTGATTTGCCATAAACTAAAACTGGCATTCCCATAATCTTTGCCTCCTTTCATTCATTAATAATCTGTTTCTTCATAGTGCTGGCGTATTGATATTCCAGTCTTGCTCCCTTTGAGTTTTTCCAGCCGTCAAGCATATAAATCGCGTCACACATATCCAGAAGCATAATGTCAATCTTCATGTATTCCTCATATGACAATTCGCTATAGGCATCACTCAAGCGTACTGGATTGACAACTTCCAATCCCTGACGGGTTAGCAGATGTTCAATATGAAAAAAATCTTCAATATAGTCGGGATTTTCAGATATTGGACCGCTCAAATAAACCCTCATGCTTTACTCCCTTCTTTTCTCTGTACTCATATCCAGGCTGACTCCCGCGAATGCCAGAGCTGCACCTGTGAATGCCGTCGCCAAAGGTATCAGCATATACTCACCTATGCTTCCACCGCCTGCGAATAATAGGAATAAACCTAAAAACTCCATTGCTTTTGCTGTGATTCTCATCAACCTACTCCTTCCGCTTTTAGCCGTGGCCGTCCACGAACTTAATCCAACATTTCCCGTCGGTGGTTTCCATCCATTCAACCGCCCTGTCATAGTCACTTCTGTATATGTCTGCCACGGTCCCGTTGCGGACCCCGCCGCCCTGCTTGCCCGTGTCATTCACTTCAAAATATCCGAGGAACTCCCCGTCAAGCGTGTAGATGATCGCCACCATGCCGATACGTTCTATCGAAGATGCACATCCGCCTTCATGTACTTTTGAACCGTTCGCCGTTACTGTTCCGCAACAATATGCGGTAGTATTCATTACCTGGAATCCATTAGCTTCAAAGTCGATCTGCTTCGGTTCTTCCGGTGGCGTGCATTTTGCTCCGATCAGAATAAAGAACGCTGCCATCAGGATCACAACTATTGCCTGTCGCATAACGTCACCTCAAGCTTGAACATGTCTGCGATCTGGCAGAGCTGCTTAACACTCAGAGCCTTGCTCTTCATCAGATAGGAAACACTGTTCTGGCGGAGTCCGAGTTCTTCTGCTACGTCCGTCTGCGTTACTCCGTACAGAGCCATAGCTCCCTTGATCTTCCGATAGAGCGAATCTTCATTAGATTGTGAATAAGTAACTGCGCCTCTCATAAATCACCTCAACTTATTACTTCTTCTGTTCTGTTTCGTGAACTTTTTTGGTAAAAAAATAAGCGTTGATCTCATCCGCAGGGATCTCTAATAAGGTTATCCACCGATCCATCGTCTCCTGGATGAGCTGCGTCTTGCCATTCATATACTGAGATATGAAAGACACAGAACTTCCGGAAGCCTCTGCGAATGCAGATTGTGAGCCATATTTCTCCACAATCCTTCCACGTAGTTTTGACGTTTCAAACATCTTAGTCACTCCTTTCTCTACATCATGTTGTGCGTGTTCTGTTTCGTGAACACAAGTACATGATAAAGCATGTTATTTGTTTTTGCAATACCTTTTTTCCATTTCGTAAAATAATATTGATTTCTGACCGAATATTTTCTATTATGTAAACACGGAGGTTATATTATGAAAGTGAGCGATTCTAGACACAGACTAAAGGAATTGATGGACCGTTTCGGAATCAACCAGACCGAATTATGCAACCGGACCGGGATAAACAAGTCAGCCCTGTCCAATTATCTTAATGGAGATCGAACTCCTAGACAGGATAAAATTGCCATGATTGCGGATGCCTTCAATGTTGATCCTGGCTGGCTCATGGGATATGACACGCCAATGATGAAAAACTTTGTCCTATCACTTGAGGAAGAAAAACTGATAATTGAATACAGGAGCGCAGATGATACGACTCGCCAGATGATTAAAAGACTTCTGGCATATAAGGAGATGATGCCATGACGATTGATAAGCTGCCATCGGGATCTTACCGGATCCGGCACACGGAGAACAAAAAGACATATTCCATGACGGTACCATATAAGCCGTCAATGAAGGAAGCATTCACGCTGATCCAGAATAAGATCAATCACACGAATGAGGAACCTATGACATTCAGACAGGCTGCTGAGGAGTATGTAGCATCCAAAAAGAATGTTCTATCTCCATCTTCTATAAGAAACTACAATTCCATCCTAAAGAACCTGCCGGAGCAGTTCCTGGATACGGATATACATGCAATAGATGATCTGACCGTCCAGAAGCTGATTAACAATTATGCAGTGGAGCACAAGCCAAAGACAGTACATAACCTCTGTGGCTTCGTCCTGTCCGTTTTACGGCTGTTTTTACCAAAAGCCGATATATCTGTCACCTTACCGCCAAAACCTCGTTCAGAGCGATATACGCCCACCACAGAGGACGTTAAGAGAATAGTTGAAGCATCAAAGGGAACTCCGTATTCCATTCCCATAAGACTTGCCTGTCTCGGGCTGCGAAACAGTGAGATCTGCGCACTCACCATATTCGATCTCAAGGATGATAAGCTGACCATCAATAAAGGCTGCGTCCGGTCCGAGAATGGTTATGTGGTTAAGGATGTGCCAAAGACAGACGCTTCCAACAGAGTGATTGTACTTCCTCACGATCTGGCGGAAGACATCCGGGAGCAGGGATATATCTACAAGGGATACCCGCAGCAGATAGATAAGCACCTGCGGAGAGTGCAGAAAAAGTTGAACATACCATCATTCGGTATACACCGCCTCCGGCATTTCTTCTGTTCATACGCTCACGATACGTTGAAACTATCCGACCAGACCATCCAAGCACTTGGCGGATGGAATACAGATAATGTTATGAAGTCCACGTACAGACATGCCATGAATGAGAGTGAAGTGCAGGAGACGATAGCATCAAATTTTTCTTTTTTATGACAATTTCGTGACCATATATGACAAGATGGTTGTCAAAAAGTGTCAAAAATGGTTTACATATTATCAGTGTGACTGATGCATAAAGGGCGTAAAAAAGCCCGTAACCAAGCACTTTTCAGTGTGATTACGGGGTTCTTACAAAAATCGGAGTGACAAGACTTGAACTTATCACTCAAAGTCCGATAAGCCACTATTTACGCGGGTTTGCGGTTGTGATAAGAATTATCGCGACAATATATGACAAGTTTTTTCGACCGGGAAGCGCGGCACACTCACCATGAATGCACCGCGCCGATGGGGGATCTATGCCAACGACTAAAAGTCGATAACATACTTTCGGGCGCGGAACTTCCACGCCCTTGACGAAAGGATCTGTAGATGACAGTAGAAGATTTTGCAATTAAGGTTTTATCAACATGCCCTGCTTTAGCAGCGCAAGCATTGCTGTGTTCTGTTTAGCCGTGTATCTGTATGTGTCAGTAAAGTTGGCAGTGTAGATTAACTTCCTATAGGATTTGGAAGAATCCACGCCAATCTCTTCCAGAGCTTGTGCAATGGATGTGTGATTTTCGGAGCACTTCGGGAAGTATCTCTCTGTTGAGACTTGCTTATCATCCCATGCCCAGAGATTGTACTTCTTTACGGTATCGCATAATGTCTGCACATAGGTTGAAGATGTAGCATAGCCGTCTGCCTTCAGATACTCTGCGTACTGTCGATAATCGGCAGCATACTTGAGATTCGCATAGCGCTTCGTGCTGATGAAGTCATAATAACCGGCTACACCCTGATGGTCATCATCGTAGGCTCTGAAGTTGTCCTTGATCGTGGTCAGCGTTCCAGGTGTATACTCTTCTTTGGTCTTCAGATTGACGCTTCTGCCCTTCCATGATGTACCGCACTTGAGTCCAAAATGATTGTGATATGGAGCCTTTGCCAATGTGCTGGTGCCATATCTGCCTTCAATGATGGCCTGTGCGATAACAGTGGAGCATATGCGATAGCCTCTCCGGTCAGCTTCGGCTCTTATGATCGGAGCCATGTACTGGATGAATGTTTTGATCTCTGATGCACTCATATCATATTCCTATCTGCTTGAGAACCAATGCCACGATGGCGGTCAGTATAGCTCCACCGATGGCCCAGACGAGCTTCTCCCAGTTCTGCGCGGGCTTGTTCTCGATAACTTCAAGGCGCTCACCTATCTTGGTCTGCTCTTTTGCCATGTTCGCCATGTTGGTAGCAAGTTCCTTAACGGAAACTGTCAGCTCCGTCATCTGTCCTACGGCATCTTCAAGCTTTGTAATGCGCTTGTTCTGGCGCTCATCTTCGGCTTCAATTCTTCTGGCAAACTCATCATGAAATTCTTTCGTGATAAATTCTTCACTCATCTTTGTTTACCGCCTTTGCATCGACCATAGCCTCACAGAATGCGTAGATAGAAGCACTAATGACCGTGAGGACACTTCCAACAATGGTAAGAGTCTGATTGCCTGCGACAATACCGCTGATGCCTGTTCCGAGTGATGCCAGCATAGCCGAAACGGCAAGCCAGAATTTTCTACTTTTCAGTTTTTCCATTTTTAGTACCTCTCTTTTTTATCCACCAAATCGCGAAGGTAATGACCGCTTCAGATGAGCAACAAGCGAAAACGCATTCAATCAGCGTGTCGGGAGTTGCCTGATAGATGCAGAAAATCACGATCATCGTGACGGTAAACCCAAATATAAACCCCGCAAGGGATAGCAATACTTTGTCTATGGTATTCATTTGCTCACGGTCTCCCAACTATCCGTTGTCTGATTAGCATTACCAATCTCGGTATTTATCCGTTCGATTAGCCTGTCCGCCGTATCTCGGTCTATCGGATTACGCTCGGCATCTGATGAGATATAATGCAATCCCAAAAGGATAAGTAATGTTTCCGTTTCGGTAAAAGTTAGTTTCGGGAGTTTCATATACACCTCACGAACATTGCGGTCATGGCTAACGCCAATATCCATGATAGTATGAATAAGATTATGAATATGATGTGTTTCATTATTTCCAACCACTTATTGACACAGGAATCATATATGAATTATCTTGAGTTGGGGCTGTGTTTGATTTATTCCTTAAACAGTTGTTTATTATTGTGCTTGTATCAGAATCCCAAAAGAACATTCTGTACGAAAAATAACTACTTGCATAATGTCCCAAAAACCCTTGAGGATAATCACTATTAACGTATGAATTAACAAACTGTGTAGTGTCAAAAAAATAGTCGGTGTAGTTAGACGTTGTTTTACTTGTCTTAACCCTAACGGATATATACTTAAAATCGCTTATTTTGCCCGACAAGTTTTGTGTTGAGTTTCCAAAATCCGATGTCGGCGTAGCATTAGTCCACAACACCGTTTCTTTCATCTTACCCCCCCCATATTTTTTGAGGGTGCATAGTTTTTCAGCCATAGATTAACCCTCGCTATTCTCTCTGTGGTCTACGGTTTCCTTGTATCCATTTTCGCCACCGACTACGCGACCGTATCCGTCATGTATCTGTACTACGGCATAAAGTACGTCCTGCGCGTTATGGTAGGACGCTAATGTGTTATGATATGCGACTACGGCGCTTTCAAGCGTATCGTACTTGGATATCGTTGAGCCGTCCTGTCCCTGTGCGTTTGTTAATTCCTTAATGAGATAATATTTTTCCATTGTTTATTTCCTCCTTAATACCATATTGCTATTGCAAAACGATAGACTGCCGTTCCAGAACTAGGGCCTTTTACTTGTACCACGCTCGATGTTACATTTGCAAAAAAAGACGATGCCCCCGTTCCTGTTGCAAAATTGCCATTATAACCGATATAACGGCAGTTCCCTGTATCTAGGTCATAATTCAATATATAGCCGGTGTCATTAGTATTATTGCTCACAACTCTATAAAGCATTATGAATCGAGGCATTTGTGTGACCGCTACACTCCCAGTATTTCCGGCACTTACCGTTAAAGCATCTGATACATCGGGATTGCCTAATTCCCATACGGGCGTTTCATTACCGCCACCCTTTTTGTGTAGACTCACTAACTGTTCACTCATTTAGTCCACCCCCGATACCTTGATATAAAATGCCGTTGTCGGAACATCACTCGCATAGAGATATATGCAAGGCACCGCACTATCGCACGTTGCGTACTGTATGAGGTCGTAACTCTCTTGCTCCGCCGTTGTCGGTAACACGTACCCTGTCCCCGCTCCGATGTCTACTGTCGGCGCATCGACGTATACATGATTGACCGATACCGCCTTCTTATAGAGCGTGGTTCCGCTCTGCGAGGTTGTGTCGGCTGTCCAGTTCTGAAGGTCAACTGCGATGGTAGTGGCTCCGGTGATATCATCCATATCTCCGTCCAGCTCATTGATGGCTGCCACTGCGCTTGTCTTTGCCGTGGTGGTTAAATTGGTTAAATCACCAACCTTTGTGTCAACATTCCCAATCGCGGTCGATACGGCGGTCGCATCAAGGCTTGACATCGCGATGCTTGAACCATAGATTGTGGCGTTCTCCCATTTGCTGGATGAGCTGTTGTAGATCAGTGCCTGACCGTTCGTAGCAGATGCTATATTAACATCCGTCAGGTTAGACAATGCACTCGACACAACTGCTTTCAGATAGCCATTGACGCTATCGTATACAAGCGTGTTGTTATCGATGTTGACATTGATGAGTCCTGTGCCATCGATCTCGATTGTCTCACCGTCCGGCATTACAAGTCCGGGTGATGTTGTTGTTGCGATCGAGGATGCTGAACCGAAAGGCTGCCAATATGTCATCGATGTATCTGTGCTCGGGTTCTGACCGATACTGGTCTGCCTTGCCAGATATGCAACGCCATTATATGCAACGAGGTCCAGCATATCGTAGGTGATCAGAGCGTTCCAATCACCCTGGGGCATGATAAGTATTCTTCCTGCGTTTACCATGTTAGGTATGACTCCTTTCCTTATATTTAAGTGATTATGTCATAATCAAGGTTGCCTGTTGTAGAGTTGACCACAAGCCTTATGCCACTGTTGATATCGTAGTATAAGCATCCGTCAGCGTAGTTAACGACAATGTTCAAGCCTGTCAGCCTGTCCGTAGCCGACTGCAGAAGTTGTGCTGCATCGTTCCGGATAGACATCGTTGCGTCTTTGATACTCTGCGCCTGATCGGAGAAGAACTTCGAATTGTTGGTATCCTCACCTGTTCTTAAACCGGTACCGCCTCTCGCCCATGACTGTGCAAGTCCTGAGAAGTACGATGCATTATTCGTATCCTCACCGGAGCGGAGCCCTGTTGCTCCCTTTGCCCAGGAAGATGATATCTGCGACCAATACAACGAGTTGTTATTGTACTGCGGATCAGTATTTGGAACGTTCACTCCGCCTTTTTGGCCATTCGACCAGGCTTCCGAGTTAAACTTATAGTTTTCGGAATCTGATGCACTCTGTGCTGCATTTGCTTCACTAACTCTTATATCCGCTAAATAATTAGTCCGTAAATGCTCATCACCGATGGAATGCTCAACAACGATGGCAGATACATGGCCTGTCTGCGATACAGTAAAGTCTATCGTGGCGGTATCATCAAACTCATTGTTTTGGATGAGTGATGCCAAACTTATTGTCGCGGTGGTTCCATCATTCATGGTCAGGATCAAGCTCTGCGTAGAATAATCATATGCAAAGTTGACCGCGATCTTATTCAGCGTTGTCTGAATGACCGTTGTGGATCCATTGTACTTGGTCAGCGTGATTTCACCGGTTGCATCGTCAACAGACACGCTTTCAACAAGCGTTGCGATGTCGGTCACTTCCGCCTTTGTGGTATCCAGCGAGATGACTCTATCGTCAATCTCATCTACGGCATAGTCCATTCGGTTTAAGTTGGATTCGTTTATTGGAGTGTTTTCACTGGGATAATTCTCCCAGTTGATTCTCGAATACGCCTTCTGCATTTTCTTCCTCCATGCTCTCGCGCTGTTCTGCTATTGCCTTGTCTGATGCCTTTTCAACCAGACGCATTGCACTTTCAAGCACCAGCCGTCTGGCCTCAAGCGGTATATCATCGAACTGATTGACAGTATCGACTATTGTGTCCAAAAAAAGTCTGATCCTAAAATCCACTGTCAGCACTCCTACTTTGTTCTGAAGATACTGTATATATCTACATAATCTTGTCCATTAAATATCTTCAACTGACCAGCTCTAAGGGTTCCACAAGTGATCGTACCTTGCATTGCGCTATACACTGCCGTGCTCACACTGCTTGCGGTCACATAATTGGCATTTATGTAATTCACCGTAGCCTTTACTGCGTTGAGCTCCGAGATGGTTGCCTTCTGTGCCACAAGGTTGTTGATACTTGCCACATTCGAGCTCAGTGTGTCGATTCTTGCATTGGCTGCATTCAACTGTGAGATGCTCGCCTTCTGCGCCACAAGATTGTTAACATTGGCCACCTGTGCGGTCAAATTCGTAACATTGGCATTGGTAGCATCTAATTGCTGAATAGTAGCCTTCGTTGCCTCTACCTGCTTTGCGCGGACCGTCTCAGCTTGAATCGCATTAGCATTTGCAGTATCAGCACTCTTTCGGGCGCTTGCTTCATTGCTGATCGCGGTCGCTCTTGCACTCGCTTCGTTATTCACTGCAGTGATGCGGTTATCTGTCTCTGTGCTGATCGCATGAGCATTAGCATCTATCTGCGTCTGAACCGAAGGAACATACACAGGTTGAGTCTTGTCTCCGGGCGCTGAATAATCATCCGTAAGCGCCTGGATCCCCTTCAAAGTTCTTGATAGAACATAAGCCCTGACGATTGACCGTCTGGCAGCCATCAGGACGAAGTCTCCACATTCTACATAAGGAAGACCAACTGCAGATACTTCCGAAGGAACATACCAAAGTCCTTTGACCGTATTCAGCAGATTCAGAGCTGCGCTGTTAAGCTGTGCCGTGGTCTTGCCCCAGATAAGAGGATTGTTCTCTACCGTGAAGATGTTGGTTCCGGATCCTGATCGGCCGGCTATCTGGCCTTCCTTATTAACCAGCTGTACCTTTGTGATCGGAGCCACCGTGTAATTCTCAAAAGATATCTGCGTGTAGTATGCTTTCGATATCTGATCCAGAGCGTTCTCATCTGCAGGGTAAATATCATCTGCAGGGAACAGGTCCTCACGAGGATATAAAGCTTCTACACCTTCAACCAGGTGAACATACTCAAACTTGCCTGCGCGGTTTATCCGTCCGAATCGACCGTTGATCTGGCATATTGCCTTGATGATCTTCTGTCCAGAGATGGTCTTATCATCAATCGTCTTATTGACGGTCATGGAGTCATTCGGGAGATAATCAGCTACCTGTGTCACTCCAACTCTTGTAAAGAAGGAATTGCGCATGTTTTTGATGGTGATCGGGAATGTCAGGCCGTTATACCATGAAGTCACATCAGCATTGCTTATCTTATAGAGCGCATCATAAGCCCTGATCTCCGTTGTGAACTCTTCATGAGTAGTATTTGTTACCTTATCGATGTATCCCCTAAAAAGAGGTATTGTCTCTTCATCATCAGGATCATCGGTATGTGCTACAATGTCCGCCTCGATCCACATGCCTTCCAGCGTGTCATCTACCAGATTGAAGCACTCGATCTTGAACGATGATGCGATACATCCGATGAAGGATAAGCTGTCGCTCTCTTCAATGGCTTCCTTGAGCTCAAGAGATTCCGCTAATATGTCGGTATTGGTCAGCGTGATGTTGGCAGCAGGGATCCTTACTTCTACATCCTTGAGCGTAGAATCGGACTTATATGCAGCTTTCGTTGTATCTGTTACGCGAACCATTATCTTTCCTCTAGGTCAATACTTATCGGCTTCATGTATTCCGTCAGGGTGCCATCCAACGCGATAGTCGGCTTCATATCCAAGAATGCATAAATCGTATAAGCTCCCGAGCGCTTCGTATCGTAGACCGTACACGTCACGGAGAAATCCGTCACGCTTGTATTGTTGGATACCAATGTCATGAATGTCGTATAGTCGCTTATCGTCCGGAAGAACATCTCGAAGGATCCCTTAATCTTATCCCGAACGAACCGCTTGTGAGTGACACCATTGGCATCCTCATACACCTTATATACCGGCTGATTGTATACCGAATATGTATCTGCCACGATGTGACTGGACACATCTGTGGTCCCGATTTTCAATAAAACCGTAGTAGCCATCTTTTATCCTTTATGCAAAAGCGCTTGCACCTGTCATGCGCTTGTATACGCTATTTTCTCCACGGACCATCTTGAAGATACCCTGTGCGTCAGGTGAAAGAACCACTGTGCCGTTCTGTGCCGCCTGGAGCAGTGCAGGGAGATACTGGGCAAGCATTCCTGTCAAATCTCCATCGGTACCATCTGCAGAAGCAACTGCAGCAGTGTTATCTGCTACCATGTCAAGGTTAGCCGTGGTTATCATGTCGCTTGTCATCGCATCGATGGTGTTATCCAGAACGCCCATGCCGTCCTCGATACCTTCAGCAATTCCCGCGGGAATCCACTGGCCGACATCATCCGCGAACGCTTTAGACGGTGATCCGATCTTGAGCGTATCCTTAAACCCTTCAATCAGGTTGCTGGCAAGGTCTCTCACCCAGTCGGTCAAGCCTGTCCATGCATTTGATATACCATTCTTCAAGCCTTCAACGATATCATGCCCGATATCCAAGAGCTTGCTCGGAAGTTCAAGCAGACCATTGATAAGCTTCTCTCCGAAGTCTCTCGCAGTTTCCTGTGCCTTCGTAACGAAGTTTCGACCGAACTCCACGATCTTGTTGATAAGATTGCTGAATGTAGTTGCCACTTTGCCGGGGAGCTGAACTATGAAGTTGATAAACTTTGCAACCATCTGCCCTGCGAAGTACGCCATCTGCTGTGGAGCCTGTGACAACCACTGCTTTATCGTTGCAATAAGGTTTGAGAACGCTGTTGATGCCTTTTCTTTCAGCTGTGCGCCCCATTCTACGAGCTTCGTGACGGCCTGCGTGAATATGTTTGCAAATCCTTCTAATAGAATCGGACCGCTCGCGATAAGCCCCTGGGCAATAGCTTCGAGAATCTGCGGAGCTGCATGTACCAATCCCATGATGATCTCGGGAAGATGCTCCAATAATACGGTAACAAGTGTTATTGCTCCTTGAATCAGTGCCGGAATGGCTACTATCAGGCCTTCGCATATAGCATCAATCACCTGAGGCATCGCATTAACCAGCGCTTCAACAATCTGCGGGAGTGCAGCCACTACCGCATTGATAAGCTGGATGGCCAAATCGATTATCGTGGTGATAATCATAGGCAAGTTATCCACAACGAACATTAGGAGCTGAGTGATTATGTCGAGCGCACAATCCAACAGAGGGCCCAGATTTTCCAACAGAGCAGTGGCCAGAGATTCAACTATGGAAGCTGCCACCTCCATGATCTGAGGTAAAGCGTCAGTTATACCGGAGATAATGGAACTTATTCCTTCGTTTATCATCTCCACACCGCCAGAGTTACCGCTGAATATTTCTGTCAGACCGCCCATCACCTGCGTGATGCTGGGCAAGAACTCCGATAGCATATTGCGGGATAAACCGCTGAATGCCGTCTTCATATCTTGAAGCTGATCCTGATATGCAGCTGCAGCCTTTACAGCCTCATCAGACATAACACCGCCGAGCTCATGAACTCTATCGCGCATTGCCTGAGTGTCTTCTGCGGAAGTATTCAGAAGAGCTCCGAGCTCTGTGGCACCTCTACCAAGAAGTTGACCGGCAAGATAAGTTCTCTGCGTAGTATCCTCTATTCCCTGCAGGCCCGCGATAGTTGCTTCGAATAATTCCTCTTGCGACATGTTCGCGATCTGCTCCTGAGATATGCCTAACTCATCGAACGCTGCCTTCCCTGTTTCCGCTGCGTTTGCCAGAGTCTTCATGGAAGCCTTCATAGTCTCCATTGATGTACCGGAGTGCTGCATAACAGCTTCCCATTCCTGGTATGACTGTGCACTCATTCCCATCTTCTGGCTCATCTTATCGATGTCATCGCCGTATTCAGATACACCATTCGCAGCATTAACAAAAGCCCCGCCTACAGCGGTTACTGCGCCTGCTGCCAGAGTGGCAATGCCAAGAGCACCTTTGCCGACTCCGCCGATAACCTTCGCGAATCCACCGCCAAATGCCTGACCGCCTGCCTGACCGGCTCCGCTCATTTCATTCTCAATAGCAGTATTTACGCCTTGAAAAGACGGTTCTATTTGTATATACGCTGTTCCGATGGTTTCAGCCATTATCCCAAACCTCACGCTTGCGCTTCATCCAAGCCTCATAATCTTCCGGAGATCTGAATGCTTTCAGCTCATCTTTCTGCTTCTTTTCTTCTGTCAGGAGCTTATATGCACTCTTTGGCTTCGCGCCTCGTTTTCTACTTCGTCCCCAGCGCAGCAGGTTGATGCTGTCCAGGATCAGAGCGAGAAGCATCTGGTCCATCGTCAGCCTTGCGCCTGCTAACTTCATTTTTACGCGGGAATTATCTCTCAAACCTACAACAAGAGTTGCTACCAATCGCGGTGGCAACTCCTGATAGTCGAAAATGCCGTAGGTTTCTGCTAGATCGCAGATCATATCATCCTCGCACACATTTATGACATGCGCGAGGATTATGAGTTTTTTAAGTTAAGAGCCTCAACGATATCGGTAAGTTCGGCCATGAGACTTTCCTTGTCTGCTATGCCGTTATGCTTGGCTGCCACTTCATTGAAGAAGATTTCAAGTCCATCGCCACTGCCGAACATTAACTCTAATAGGGACATCAGTGCCTGACCGCGCTCCATGTCTGTTTTAGACTTGTTTTCCATCCTTGTGAGATAGAGCAGAAGCCTTGAATCGTCTGTGATGCGCTTGTCTATTGCGAACTTGATGCCACTCTGTGTCTTGCCCTTAATTATGTTATCGTTCCGTGTTGCCATATCAAATCCCCCTTAATATGCGCTTATGCGGATACGGTCTCTTTCTCAAGGTATTCCTTGTGAGTGTTACCGGATGCGTCCGGATATGCGCTGACGGTGATACCGTAGCCAACTGCATCGGAATCGTTGTAGGTGATGGTCTCTCTGGAAGTGATAGCTCCATCAGGAATAACAATTCTCTTTGCCCTGTTGTTACGGAGTGCAAGCTCGAATACCCAAACTTTCTCTTCGGGGTCGTCTGCTTTGATGTTGATCGTCACGTTTCCGCTTCCGTCAACAGATACATTCGATGCTCCATAAACTGCCTTGAGCACGTCAACATTCTCGCTCTCGATAAGAGTAAGCACGAAGTTATCATCAAGTTCGTTGAGTGAACGATATACGATCATTCCGCCCCAAGCTTTGATTGCGGATACATCCATCTCGTTGTTATTCTCAAGACCATCCTCGGATACATATCCCAGGCAAACAAACTTTGCGGGATCCAGGGTGCTGGTAGCATCTGTAGGCAGTGTAGTGCCCTTAGGCGCAACGTAAACGGCACCCGATATATTCGGCTTACCGGTCGTTACATTGGTTGCTGTATTGCCCATGATTATTCCTCCTCAAAATGATAGAAGTTAAATATCAGTTCGTATTCGTACACGGATTCGCTCGCCACCGCTCTGCTGTTAGATCCTCCTAGTGATGCTTTGGATACTGTCGGCAACGATGCTGCGTTCAGTAGCAATGCCTTCACCTGATTGCTTAACACTTTTGCGTTATACATTGAATCCGCTCCGATGGTTACTGCGAAGGTGATCGCCGGAATGTGGTTGATAACACCTGCATCGATCTCGCGTAAGATAACATATGGTATTGTTTTTGTCTTTGGCTTCTCAAAGAGCACAGGAACTCTGGTCAGATTTTCTACCAGATAGTCCCTTATGGTCACATCAATCATTTAGTGTCCTCTCTATCCGATGAATATATGATCGTCTTCGCCCGGTCAAAACCGATAAAAGGCTTCATATCGTCTCCGGAGGCGCCCATCTGACTAGCATAGGATTCTGTCAATGCCAGCATCTCGCTTGACTGAAGCAGTGCGCGGATTCCCGCATCATTAGGCTTATACGTTACATTAGCCATATCGCTCCACCTTCACATTTTTGCCCCACCTGAGTGGGATGTTGGCCTGTTCCCCTGTTATGGGATAGCCAATCGTTCTATATGCGTCTCCCCAGATATAAACCTTTGTATCGGTCCAATCATGAGTATCGCCTTTAGGAATGCCCAGCACATAAGCTACGTGCTTGCCGTACATCTCGATCGTGCTGGTCACATCATCAGTTGATGGAGTTCCTACAAGCACATCAGGAACCGCTGCGAGCTCTTCTGTCTCTATCGGAGCACCGAAAGGATCATATGAAGTTGTGGTACTGACTACCAACTGCACTGTAGTGCCTTTCATGTTTTATCCCTCCGTCTGCGGTGCTAATTCCTGGACAGGACTGTAGGATCCAATTTTGTTTCGGGCACCAAGCATCACATACTCTTTGGCTTCAATGTATAATTCGCCTGTTGAGCCTCCGCCTGATACCGTCCACGATTGTGAATATCCAAGACCGGACTGTGAGCCCTGCGTAGCTCCGATTGGAATACCATCCGACTCGCCATCGCCTAAAGCTCTGATGACCATTCTGCAAGATACAAGCATTTTGATATCTGCTATCGCCTGAGATCCTGTTGCATCGATCATGATTGCAGCATCATCCAATAGAGTCGCACACTGTGTCTGCTCTGCAGTCGATAAGATTCTATTCATTCGTGCCTGAACTTCTTGCACTGTTGCGTAAGCCATCGTTTTTACCTCTTCTTGGTTGTTGTTTTTTTGGTTGTTGCCGTCTTTGTTGCCTTTGAAGCGGGTTTCTTCTCCGCTTTTTCCACCTTCACGGGATCGGGCTCTTTTGCGACAGGAGTATCAGAGACAGGAGCGTGTCCTGCCTCTATATACTCATTAACTCGCTCATCCGCTACCCACATCTCCGAGTGGGTGAACATATTGATGAATTTCTGCATTATGCGCTGGGCATAGATGTTGCAGTAAGGGTATTGAAGACAGAAGTGTCAGCGCGGAAGCCTACTTCGATCTCTGCACGAACTGCGAACATGTTCTGCTGGAACAGATTGATGCTTGAGCCACCGCCCAGATCAAGAGTAGCGTCACTTGAATAATCAATCTTAACGCCCTCAACGGTTCCATATACTGCCTGGCTCCAGTCACCGGCAACACCGATAACGGAAGCAGGGCTTCCAGCCTTGAATGCGCCCTTAGTGTAAACAGTAGGAGCACCAAGAACACGATCAACTGCGCCATCAGCTACGCTGTTAAGGAACAGAGGCCTGTCATTGCCATCTACTGCACCAAGAAGAACGCCCTTTGCCTGAGGCGAAAGAGCAAATCCATTAAGGATACCGCCATGGATAGCGATGTCAGTGTCAGCTGCAACAAGACCTGCATATACATCAGATGCAAGGCTCTGTGCAGTACATCCGGAGAAGTTATCGAAGTCATCGCCGGGCTTATCGCCGTTACCAAATACGGTCTTGTCGAACTTGAGTGCAAGAGCTCCGGGAAGTCTCTGGATAAGTGCATCATATAAAGATGCTACGTCACGTCTGAACTCATTAGAGAACGGAACGATAACAGCGAGCTTGTAAGCTCTCATGATCTTTGTGGTCAGACCGGGGTTAGCAACAGTCTTTGCGCTTGTCTCGCCTACCCAAGCAGCCTCAGGATCAGAAGTGATTACATTGACGGAAGTTCCTCTTCCAGGGAGCGCGATCTGACGCGCAAGCTGCATGATTGCAGATCCTTCCTGTACTTTCTGAAGTATCTCATTGGATACGTCAACAGGGAGTGTGATGTTGGTTCTGTTAGTAGCTGTACCAGCCATAGTTTGTTTCCTCCTATGAATTGAATGCTTCGTTCGCCCATCTTGCGAACTGGTCTTTTGTACTACCTTTTGCCGGATGCTGAACTTCTCCGCCATCTCTCAATGTCGGATAGTCTCCAACTTTGGCAAATGACAGGATTCCCTCGGCCTGCGCTTGGCATTCTTCTGCAGTTTCGCCTGTCAGAAGTTCGACCGGAACACCTGTCTTGTTTGCAACCTCTGTTCTCATCTCACGAACCTCATCTGCTTTCTTTAAGCTGGTCAATTCAGCTTCCAACTTCTCAGCTCTCTCCGTGGCCTTCTGAAGTTCCGTCTTGGCAGATTCTTCAAGTTCGTCTAGCTTGGCTGCTTTCGCTTTCAGTTCTTCATAGTCGGCATACTTTTCTGCCTCTCTGGCTACCCTTTTGCCAACAATGGCATTGAGTTCTTCCTGAGTGAAGGACTTCTGCTCTTCTGCAGTTTCAACTTCGGTTGCGGTTTCCTGATTCACAGTTTCGTTCATATTCAATTACCTCCATTGAGTAGTGCCTTGATTTTGGCTCAAGTGTGCCATTTATATTAAAAAAGCACCCTTTCGGATGCTTAATTAACACTTAATGCTTTATCATCGATATAAACGTCAGCCAGGATCTTCCTCGGATCATATCCAAGCATCTGGATGACTTGCGGAGCGTTCTGATTGACCAGATTCGGCTTGAATCCGCTCTTTGCGAGTATGTTCAGCGCTTCTGATAGCCTTCTGCCCTCTCGGCATGTCCATAATATGACGATATCGCCCTGCCTTTGGTTCTTCTTCAATCGATTTATCAACAATATATTTGTATTATTGCCATCGAATAGCGTTCCATCAAAGTCAACTGCTAATATCATCTTCAGTCGCTCTTGAGCTCTCGCGTTCTTTCCGCTTTGCGTATGCGTCACGCTTCTGGGCGTTTATCTTTTCGGAATTTTCCTTGTAGAACTCCCTTCGCATGGCATTGATACGGTCCTTTGCCTTCGGATGCATCATCGGAGTGTCAGCTCCGTAGTACATTTCTTTGTATTTCTCAGGATCATATCCGTCATACTTAAGCGATTCATTAAATCTGACCGCATATGTGCAGTCACAATTCGCATGAAGGTGTGCAGGCTGTCCGTCACGATTCAGATCAGATGCGCTCGCATCATCCCATCCTTGCGCTGCCAATGCAATACAATATGCGCAAGTGTCACCGCTCACATAGAAAGCAATCTGCGCATGATCGCGTCTTGCGTTCTGTATCGTGGTCTTTTGCCCTGCGTCCTTTACCAGAAGACCGACCGATTGATTGAGCACCGCCTCGCTTCCGGTATTCTTAATGATGCCATTGACTGTTTTCGCCACTTCAGAATAACTTGCCGTTTCTGCCGGTATGGCAGCAGGCACCATAACGCCCTGCGCCAATGCAATGGAGTCATACATTTCAGCCGATACTGCAGCGGAAGCTTCTCCGTACTTTGTAGCGAGTCCATAGACATAATCTATGAGCTTCTGGCGCTCTATGTTATGGAATCCACCATGCTCGAAGTTAAAAGACACCAGATCGGACACTGCCTTGTCGTTTATCTTCCGAAGCATCGTTATGTACTTATTCCATTCGGCATATGTGATTTTCATTCAATCTCATCCAGGACCGCAAGACCTCTATATCGAGATTCCTGTGCCTTTATCCTCCGGATATCTGCCTTATCGAATCCGATCATCTCAAGGAACGTGTCTGTATTGGCAAATCCTTCCCTTGCTGATGCAATCTTAATGGCTGCATCTGCCGTCACTGCCACACTAGGCATTGCGGGGTTCTTAAAGTGAGCCATAACAGCCCTCTGCTCTTCAGATAGATCCGTCAGGCTGATGTTGTTGCTGATTGCAAGCGCCATGAGCGCAATCGTGCGGAGTGAATCGCCGTTTCCTACGTTCAACTGTTCCGCCATTCCCACCAGAGTCTGGCTCTGTGCAAGTATCGCATCGCTCGATGTAGGATTCGCATCATTTACAACACCGGTATCAGTCACAGTCAAACCGGTGGCTGCACTAAACTGTGTCGCGAGGATCCTTATCATCTCAACATGAGGTGATATGTTGCCCTGCGTCAGCTGACCGAAGGAAGGCTTCTCACCTGTCTCCGGATTCGTTGTGCTGGCAAGAATGTTTCCTACGTACTGCTTAAACTTCTGATTTATGATCGCATCGTACTGGTCATCGCTAACTCCGAGCAGATACTTCTGCGGAGATGTTGCGAACTCAAGCCCGATGGTAGCATTGGCAATGGTTCTGACATAACCATCAATCAATCTTCTGACAGGCTCCTTGATGCGGGACCGTCCGAAAGGCTTGTCCGAGGTTGCATTCCAGATCAGAGGCTCCATGAGCGGTCTTCCCATCTTATGACGGAACTCTTTTGCGCTCCAGATGGAATCCTCACGGCGGAGCACCCAAACTGCACTGTCTGTATAGTAATAAACAAGCGAAGGACTCCAGTTGTTGATGTTGTCATTGTCCGGAACGGAGTCTATGATCGCAAATCCACAGGAGATGCGTCCCTTTTCACCATCCCACAGAGCCGCTGCAGTCTGCGGAGAATGAAAACGTATCTTGCATCCGATAGAATTGTCGCGTGAGAGTGTCGCAAAAGTACAACCATACTTCAGCTCATCTCTGGCAGCCTTCATATACTCGGCTATCAGATCATTGGCTTCGGCTATTCTATCCAGTTCAGCAACTTCTTCGCCATTCATGCCGACAAAACCATCGAACATTGACCGTGCAGCCAAAACATCAACCGATTTTGCGCCCCAGGCACATCCGATCTCTAACCTTCGGAGCCCATCAGGCAGTGCAATGCCCAGATTGACCTCATTCAGAGATATCTGACCTTCATAATACTTGTTTTTCTCGATATTCTTGGACAGATGAGCCTGATATGTGTTTAATAGCTGTGTAAGATTGTTTACTTCTGTTAGTGGCAAGCCAATCACTTGCCCAGGTATCAATGAGAATGTCATCGCTTCACCTTATCCGATGCGCATCTTCTTGCTCGGATCACGCTTGCTTGTTTTCGCGCCCCATAATGCAAGGGCACATGCTTCTATTGGAGTGGAATCCTCCCCACCGAATCCCCAGCCACCGCTGAATGGTCGCTTTGTGGATGTTATCGCACTATTGCGCAGATCATCTTGCGCTTTGTACCATGTCAACTGCTTTTCAGATAGATCATTCATGAGCAGACCGACTGCAGCGATCATGTCTTTGGCTGTCGGCCGTATGACAGAGTTCTTGAACCGCCACACATTCGAGATTTTATCAACTAGAACGTCAACACCGTTTCGACCGTCAATGACTACACAACAAGCAACCTTGTAGCGTTCATTCAGCCAGTCGGCAAGCCATTGCAGTCCGTATCCTGTCGGCTTTCGGTCTATCAATGATATCCTTGCGATACCATTCTCCGGAATAACTGCTCCACACAGGCAAACTTCTGTGCCGTCTGCACTGAACTTAATTCCGTATGCTGTCTTGCCTTCAGGCTTCAGCTCTGTTGATGCACATGCGTCCCACAGTTCTTCTGATATCACCGTGTCAGGCTTTGCCTCTTCTCGAATCGGTGTCCACCATCCCAGTCGCTCTCTTGCAAATGTATCTGGATCCATCTGCTCACATTCGCCTTCTATTGTTGATAAAAGAATGCGTCTGCCCAGCGCCGGATTAGTCTCGGCCCACCTCTCATGATCTGTTACGTCCCCGATCTCTTTGACGGAGAACTCAAACCATGCTGTTGATTTTGTTTTCTTTTCAAGCGCCTTCTGCCGAAGGTTTCTGAATACTGATCCATCGGATGTCGGATCTGGCGGAGTGCCCACATAAATCGTCTGCGGATTTAGGCTTGCAGATATTGCCGGAAGGAATGATGCCTGTGCATCTGCGTCCAGCTCCTGAGCCTCATCGAATATCAGAAGATCTCCATGCTGACCTCGACCACCATTCCGCGTTCTTGCTAGGAACTTGATCCTTGCCCCTGACTTCAGAATGATCTGTTCTCTTCCGAGTGCCGTCTTGATATCCTTGACGTACTTCTTCAGATTATCGGAATCAAAGAATACCGCCATCTCTTCAAAAGTCTCTGTTGCTGTCTTCTGAAGGTGTGCGGTATAGATCACCTGCTCATTGTATAGGATCATGCCCGCTTCAGCTCTTGCTTCAATCAGGCCTGTTTTGCCGTTTTGTCTTGGAACGGATCCCCCACATGTTTTGCAGATCCATTTATTCCCAGGCGAGAATGCCATCCAATCATCCAGCACATCCGATTGCCACGGATCAAGGACGATGTCACCGGCCCTCATGATCTTTGTCGCCGACATTCCATCAGTCTGATCATACTTAGGCGCGATTCGCTCGGACGGCTCCTGGCTTCCCATCTCGATCGCCGAGGATCTGTGTGATTTCGTCTGTCTGCTCACTGTTGCC